TGCAATAATTCAAATTGGTCTCAACCCCTTTTAGCCCAGTGCAAAATTATTGCGGCGCGAATAAAACTCCAGCTCCTGAGCGAAAGCCTGGACATCCTGGGCACGATTATTCACAAAATTTTCGATGTGTACGGTGATTCCAGAGTTCCCGGAGACTTGCGGTTGGGCCGCAAAACCTTGATTGTATGCGACATTAAGCGTTGGCTCCACGCCGAACTCGGTTGGAATCGAATTTTGCATTTGCTTTGATACACTTTTCATGGAATCCGTAAAGCCCTCTCCTAGGCCAAGCGCTAAATTTTTGCCAATTTGCTCTTCAAACAATTTTGACGGTGAAGCAATTCCAAAAAAGCTTTTGATTCCATTTAAAATAGACTCTCCGAAACCTTTAATTTTATCTAAAACCCAATTTTTTGCGTCATTTATGCCGTTCCAAAGGCCTTGTACAAGATTTTTGCCAATATCAAGCATTTGCCCAGGCAATTCACAAAGTGTGCTCCAAATGCTGTTCACAAGGTTCTGCGCAGCGTTTATTCCGGCGGTCAAAAGCTGATTGCCCCACTCCGTTACGGCTGAAACAGCGCCAATAATTCCATCCCAAATCTTGCCCGGCAATTCGCTTACGAAGCTAATTATTGTGTTTACAAATTGCGGAGTCATCTCTGCTGCGGTGTTCAGAATATCGTTGAAGAAACTGCTAATATTTGTTATTGCGTTCTGTAGCCATTCCCAAACTCTCGCGGGCAATTCTTTTATGATGTTTATTACTTGCGTTAAAAAGCTTTGCGAGCCTTGCGCTCCTTCGTTTTCGCTTTGGTCACCCCAACTTATAAATTTTCCAACACACTCAGTCAAAATGTTCCACAAAAGTTCCGGAAGCCGCGCCAAACCTTGGATTATCGCAGTTACAATTTGTGGCAACGCTTTTACAAGTTCGACGACAATTATTGGAATTGCCTCAACCAAAGCCATGAAAAGCTCGATGGCAGCGCCGATTAAGAGCGGGATTGACTCGATTAGCGCGTCAATTATTGTTGTGATGATTGTCGGAAGATTTTGAACAAGTGCAGTGACAACTGTCGGAATCGCATCAACAAGCGCCATTAACAGGTCTATGCCGGTTTGCAAAATCAGAGGGACGTTCGCCAAAAGTGTATTAACCATCAAAATTACTGCGCTCACAATTGCGGGTACAAGTACTGGAAGTGCCTGTGTTATGCCATTTACGAGTGCCACTACAATTTGAATAGCCGCGTTTAATAATTCCGGAAGAGAATTAATCAGTGCCTCTGCAAGCGTCAAAATTATCTGGACGGCGGCCGTTGTTATTTGCGCAACATTTGAAGAAAAAGTGCTCACCAAAGTTGTGATAACGCTAGTTGCAACGGGCACCAACTGCGGAAGCATGGCCGTAATTCCGCTTGCAAAACTTGTTATTATTTGCCCTGCGGTCTCTGCGATTTGCGGCAAACTGTTCAGCAAGTCATTCGCCAAATTTACGACCATTTCAGTTAATTTTGAAAAGCCTGTTGAAATGTCCATCGTGCCGGAAAACATGTCGTTGAAGATGGTTAAAGCCTCGTTGCAAATCGGCAAAAGTTTAGCACCTATGCCGGTTGCGAGATTTTCCATGTTCAGCTGAGCAATTCTGAGTTGGTTTGCGTAACTGCCTGAAGTTCTGGCGAAATCTCCCTGCGCATCTGCGGAAACTGACATCAAATAATTATATCGCAAAGTTGCTTGTTCAGCTTGTGTCATGGAGTTGTAGGACTTATCGATGCCTTGAGACAATGCAAAAGCTTCTAAATTTGCAACCGACATATTGATGCCAAGCTGCTTTAAAGGCTCGGTTTCGCCGCTAATTCCAGCGCGGATTTTGTTGAATGCTTCTTCGTGTTCCAAGTTGTAAAACGAAGCAAAATCGCCAGCGAGTCCAACCATATCGGTTGACATTGACAAAACTTGCTCGTCAGCAAGGCCCATCGATTTAAACATTGCGCCGATAGTTCCGGTGTACTGTTTGGCTGAAAGTTCGCTCATACCATAGGCTCCGGCGGCTTTTGTCGCCCAATCGTTAATTATTCCCGCGCTTTCTTCAAAGGTAACATCAACTACGTTTTGAACTTCTTGTAAATCGCTCGCATTTTTTATTCCGCTTGAGACAAACTCGCCAAATTTTTTTGCAACGTCCATAATCGCAGAGCCAAGCGCTTTTATGCCGCTTATTATCGCGTCAGAAATTAAATTTGCCTTGATTAAATCCCCGAGTTTAAGCGCTTTTTGACCAGCATCATTCGCCGAATCGCCAAACTTTTTAAGTGATTTAGAGTTGTCCTCAGTAGCATTTTTGCTGTCTTTAAGAACTTTTTCATTGTCACCAAGTTCTTTTTCAAGCTTTATAAGCTCAGCTTCAGCTTTGTTCAGCGAAATTTTCCATGCGTTCGTTTTTTTATCATTTTCCCCGTATTTTTCGCTTGACTGCTCTAAAGCGTTCTTTAACGCCGTGATTTTTTCTTTTTGTTTATCGATTTGTTCCGCTAAAATTTTGTTTCGAGAGGTGAGGGAAGAGGCTGATTTATCATTTTTAGAAAATTCAGCGGTAACTTTGCCCATCTCTGAGGCCATAACCTTAAGTTCGGAATTTATCTGTCGTAGCGCTTCTCTGTACGCTTTTTCGCCCTCAAGCTTAATCGTTCCGCCGAATGTATTTGAACCGGCCATATTATTTTCACCTCACTAAAAATAAGAATAAAAAAAACGCTCAAATTTTGAGCGCTCAATCAATAATTAAATTTTTGTACTCTGTTCGACCGTTAGCTATATGATAAATATAAATGGTTTCTTTTAAAACTCGATATATACAAACGTATTCACCACTAATTAAAATTCGATAGCCTTCTTTACTTAAGTGTTCATCTCGAATCAATGGTGCCATAAATGGAAAGTTTTCTAACTTTTCAATAGCATTCATAATCTTATCAAATAACCTTTTTGCAGACTGTTTTCCAACTTTTTGGATATGATAATCCGCTATATCATCTAATTCTTTCCATGCTGAGGACAGAAATTCTATATTATATCGTTTCATCAAACTTTCCCTCTAAATTTTTCTTTACTTCTTCAAACGACATTGCCTTTTTCCCTGAGATTCGTTCTAGTTCAGCTTGCGCTATTTTTGTTCTAAGCTTTAGCATTTCCTCTCTTTTTTCATACGCTTCAATACTCATTACTACAATATCACCTTCACCATTTTTAGTAATGTATATTGGGTCTTCGATTTTATGTGCCAAATTAGATATTGTATTATAATCATTCCGCAGCGTGGTTGACGATTTTATAATCATAACATTCACCTCAAATTAATTATTTTAACTTTATTATAAATTAATTCTCGCAAAATATCAATAGTAAAATTAGCTTTTTATCCACTCGTCACTATCTAATTCGGTAACTTCTTCATCTTTAAATAGCTGTTGTTGAACGCAAAAGTTGTGGTATGCCCGAAAGTGCTTGTATAAAAGACTCCATTTTTTCAGAGTCATATGGCCGACTTCTTTTTCGGTAAATCCTAGCATTTTTGTTCCCACAAACAAAATCCAAGAAAACTCAATCGGTACGGCGTTTAAAGTATTTTTGCCCGCAGTTAAAGACTCTGCGGGCTGGTTGCGTTTTTTGCAGAATCCTCGGTTTGTATACTTTCTGCTATCGTATTCATAATTTTGCTTGCAGCTCCAGAAAGCCCGATTTCAGTTAAGATTCGTCCGGCTTTTTTGGTACTTATTGTTTCTCGTTTTTCGCCAGTTTTTTCGGCTTCCATTTCTAATCCTTCGTTAATTGCTTCAGTAATAAAAAATTTCAAAGCTTTTATATCTGGCTCTCCATCACGTTGTATCAGGTTCGACCAAGCTTCGATTGTTCCGTATTTTTCTTGGATTGATTCCATGACGTTTAGTGTAAAAACTAGCGGGTACTTCTCAGTTTTAGTTTCTAAATAATTGATTTTATCGACCAAAAATCATCACTCCCCTGGAACTTCTGACTGTACAAAAAAGCCATCAAGTGCGGTGTTTGCCTCACTTTCAGTATCGTAAACTTTATGTTTTTCCCAGTCTCCATCATTGTTCTCAAAAATTGTCGCTTCAACCGATGGCGTAGTGAATTCTAAATTATCACCTTTTGTTTTTGCATCAGCAATAAACGGTTTAAATTTCAATTTTGGAAAAAATTCTACCTTGTATTTTCTTGCTCCGCCAACCATTTTAGGAACAATGTGCCCGAAACCAACGTAAATTGGCTCGTCGTTGACATTTGATGTAACCACACCGGTTTCTTCATCGACTGTTTTTCCTAAAAGCTCTGCAAAAATTGCATCGTCCTCATCATCGATACCAGCTGTCATTGTGCCGCTTTTAAAGAGTGAGACCTGCTCTTTCAAACTGTCATCACAGTATAAAGTCGCTTCGGCCAAATCAAGTGTTACCTTACACTCAATCGCACCGGCAAGCGTTTTTACTGGTCCGTATGTCGTTCCGTCGTCGTTCAATTTCGCGTATTTGAAACGCTTTAATCCAATTCCTGCCATATCGTCCTCGTCTCCTTCATTTTTTCGTTTTGCCCTTACGTACAAAAGCTCGGTCATTTCGGGGCTCGTCCTCTCCCCAAAAAGTCACGCTCTTGCCCACTAACAGCTTGTAAACGCGCTGTTTTTACGTGGACTTGCGAGCTACCAACTTTTTGTGGGTCCCGTTTTTTTATTTGTATTTTCTTTTTTGTGAATTTTGAACGCGAATTGTTCAGAGCGACCACGCGCAAAAATTCACCGGAACGTGATAATAACCAGTCTCACGCTCAAACGTCTCCGGGCCGTTATCTGTCCAAGTGAATTTGTTTGCCTTTAAAATTTTTTTCACTTCTTTCAAAATACTCTTGAAATTTCCTTTCGAGAAAATATCAATCGTACCATAGGCCACCTTTGCATGATGTTCATCATCAAAAAAATTCGCTGGTTGCTCTTGCCAAGTGTAATAAGTTAAGTATGTGTCAGCTTTTCCGGTATAGCTCAAAAACGCGATGGGAATACGCTTTTTGTTGATTTCAAAGTCTTTAAATGCCGATTCAATCAATGGATTAATGTTCATTTTTCACCTTCTTGTCAAATACGTGTTGCATTGCCGCTTTAACCCGGCTTTCACAGCTTTTTATCGCCGGCCTTACAAATGGCTCTGCTGGCTGATTTTTGGTGCCAAACTCAATCCACAGCGCTTTTGACCAGTTCTGCATTCCATTTTTATCTTTGCCGTAAAATTTCACACGCCCGACAGCGTCTCCAGCACGGTTAATAACAGGTTTCGAGCACTTTATCGACTTTGCCATGCTGCCGGTTCTAACATGCTTTTGCGCTGCTTTCTGGATTGACTTTTGCATAACTTCTTGACCTGCTTTTACCATATCCAACGCCAAGTTTTCGTCATCTAACCCTTGCGGGAAAATCGAATCCATGTCCAAACTGAATTTAAAATCTGCCATTTGCTTTCCTTCCAAAAACTTAAAAGTTTTACTCGATTTTTTTCAAAAAATCG